ATTTTAAACGATCCATTAAAATACTCAATAGATGGACTATTTGTAGTTTTTGCAAAATCTTGTGTAGATCGTGAAGATATTGAAACAAAATATTTCAAAGAAATTTACTCCTGATAACCGCGAAGAACAAAGACATCGGTATTAAAAAAGTTTTGAAAACAATAGTCTCGTTCTTCATTAAATAAATGAGCAACACACTTACGCCTTTCATGCCAAGAATAAGTTTTCTTCCAATCAAAGCCATAAGTAAAAACTTTTTTTGGATTACACTTTGATATATAATATAGTACTCTTAAACCAGTTGAAGATTTTTTAGTTAAGTTACTATCAAGTGCCTTACGATCTTCTTGTGAAAATATAGTATCAGCTAAATTTGCAAATTCTGGTGATACATCAATTGTATCCATTTGCATTCTTGGAATATTTTGTGTATGAGGTCTTTGAAAGTGAGCTTTATTTTGGCGCATATTCTGCATACACCAAACATCTAATTTTGTTCCCATTTGTTTTTGAAATTCTACAAATCTATAACCGCCGCGATTAATACGCACTACAACTTCGGCCTGATCTATTTCAGGACCAAATCTTTGCTCAATGAGTGATTGCGCGTTACCTACAACAGCTACAGTTTTTCTTTCAAACCATTCTTTCATAATTAAATTAGATGCCTTAAGATAAAAAAAAGAAGGGCTTTACCACCCTCCTTTATTTATATTACTATATTTTTATTTAAATGTCAATAGCTATTATTTCAAGACCTTGCAGTCAAAATAATCTATCTTCCATTGCGTAACCTCTTTACTTGCATCATGCAATTCTTTGCTTCTTCATAATAGCCGTGACGTGCTAATTCCGAGGCTGCTCTTGCATAACCTGCTATCTCAACGAAGGACATAAAACCTTTACCAAAACCAAGAAACGGATTTACAATTGTGTTCATTACTGCTGCAGTCATTATACCCATCCTTTCAGATTTTTATTTACGATTTCTTTGTAGTATTGTTGCGCTAAGTATCTGATCTCGCTACGTGGAATGCCGATATCGCTTAGTTCTGAGTCTGATAATGCTGAAAGTTCTTTTACAGTTTCTCTTGCAGCCTTTGCCGCCTGTAATTTGATGCCGAGGTTTTTAATCCAGAGGAAGAACCCATCTACCCCTTCGTTTAGCCATCCGGCTGCTGCCAACACGTGTTGTGTCATTTAATTTCTCCTAATGTGTATATGATGTATGTGATCCGATCCTAGGCGACCGTCTAGGTTTAATCCTTTTTACAAATATATTTATTAGGGAAATAGGTAAACAAGGGTTACCAATTTGGAATAGTTGAATTGCTTGAAATGCAACTATGTCAATTAATATTCAATCCACTTAATCATACCACTTGCAGATTTACTCGTTGTTGTTGTCCGAATGGCTAGTGTAAATGTTTCAGAGGTTGATGCATCCGACAAGCCAATTTGATAATCCCAGTTTGATGAACCAAATGACGCTGGTGCAGTTTTACCTCCAAGGAAACCACCTGCAACTCGAGTACCTAAAGACGTAAGGTCTGCGTCTATAGTGTCGTAAGAAACGCCGCCAATTGAACTTGCGAAGGTCATTCCAGCAATTGTTGCATTTTTAAATAAACCCCATTCAAAATCTGCGTTTGCAATATTAAGAACATCTAATCCTGTAATAACGGCAATAGAGTTTAAATCATTTAGTTTTACAGTTACCAAATTCATAAATGTATTTGTTGTATTTGTCGTATTTCCTGTTAATCCAGTACTTGCAACAGTTTCTTGTCCAATCGCTTCATACCCACCTTCAGACGCAACTGACGCACAAATTTGTTTCATCGTAGCACCGGATCCTGCATAAGATCCTCCTGCTGTAATTTCATATGATACTGGCAACTGCGCAGATTTCATATATGTTCCAGTAATAACATTTGCATGATGGAAACTATGAGCAACGATAAGTTCACCATTAATTACAAAACCGCAACGAACAGAACCAACGCCAAGCCATTCAAAGTCTGCCCACAAGATTTGAGATTTTTCCAAATCTAATGTATGTCCTGAAGTACTATCTTCTGCCACACCGTTTAATTTGTCACCGTTCCAAGAAGATTGTGCAACACGCGTTTCAACAACAGAACCTGAAGAACTAGAACGAAGAACAATATTATAAGTTCCATTTACTTCTTCTAAAAAGATACCATCATTTCCATCAAAATATCCAACACGTTGTGTAAGATCTGCTTCTGGTGCGGCCATTGTAAATGTGGCAAGTATCAATAAACTTTTTCCGGGTTGATATGCCATTCTTCTTTTTGATCTACGAATAATAGAGTCTGACGCAGAAGAAATTGACATTTCAGCAGAGCTATCGTTGCTGTTATGTGCAACCGCTCCGCCGCCTGTAGTTGTATTGTAAAATTCCGTAGATAAAGAGCCAACATTATTTGCATCAAATAACGTTAACGGTTCAGCCATTCTTGCACGCCCAAATGCGTCAACGGCCGATCCAGAAAAGTTACCTCCACCTGTACTAATATTACCTTCTTGATCCGCTAGCATTACAACTTCAAATAAAGAAGTTCCATTTGGAAGAAATGAATTGTTTTTTTTATTATATTGTGCCATTTTATCTCTGCCACCCTTTAATGTATTGATCTGAAAAATTTGCCCTGCTAAATTGAAGGCGATCTACTAATTTTAACGCATTCTTTCCATAACGATCAATAGCAACAAATCCTTCCTGTCCTGTTACTTCGTAACCACTATTAGTTTTTAATAGTGTTTTGAGACCGCCAACCTTTTCAAGTTTACGCACAACCAAATGTTTAGCGTCTACTATAAGGTTATACATAACAAACAAATTCTCAATATCTTTAGGTTTGTTTGTTTTGAAGTATTTCATGGTATCAGCTTTTTTTGCTTCCCATGTTGCTTTTCCTTTGGCAGATTTTTTTGTAGCAATTTCGCCATCATACCAATTATTCAAATAGCTTTGTAATCCACGAACAAATACTTTAGGATTACCAACACGTTGACCTTCACGAACCTTTGTATTGATATAAGTATTTACTCGCATATTAAGTTCTTTATTTGCAGAAGGAAGTAATCCATCAAATGTTTTCTTAGGTATAGAACGGAATAACTTTCCAACCTGAGAAAGGATCCTTGTCATTTCTGCAGTTTCAGAGGCAGTCATTGTTGCTGTACCAGATTGATCTTTAAATACCGCATCAACAGACCAAACAGATTTTACTTTTTTAAGACTTGAAGCAATCTCCTCTCCAAAACTTGCAGACATTTCTTCAAAGCTTGATCCTCGGTATACTGTATGCCAGACCACTCCGACTTTGGATCCGAGTATTTCCTTAGCAAGGTCTGATGATTTAGGTACCGCGTAAACAATCGTATTAGGATGGAAAGTAATATGCGGTTCGTCGTCAATCGTATCTTCTTTAATATCACTTTTTTCATATAGGAAATCACCTTGTACTACGCCTTTGATACCGAGTTTTGAAAACTCATCAAGGGCAACTTTCAATTTTGCATTCAAATCTCCACTTGTATCCGCATCAATATCAGCGTGCGTTTTATATACTTTTGGGTTCTTGTTAAAAATACCTTTTTTGGCAACAAAGAATTTTCCGTCGCTTGGATCTGTTCCAGCAAATACAGCTGGTGCTCCATCCCATTTAACACTAATGTTAACAGAAGACTTTGTATTACTTGACAGCATATCTCTAATATCTCTAAGATAATTAATCACATTTCTTGTACCAAGTATCCCGCCGTCAATAACTGCATCCTCGGCGTGAGTCATGTGTAGGTTTTTATCTTCAGCTATGAACTTCTTGAATGTTTTCATTTGTAAGCAACACCTTTACGAGTATGTTTAAGTTCGCCTGCATATTTTTTCATCATTTTAGGCGTTTGATTTTGCTTTTCAGCGCCACTAATTTCATCAGGGGTTATTTTATCGAACTCATCTACATCGCCGTCATTATCTTTATCAAATCCACGGTCTTTAATAGCGTGTTTCAAAGATTTCGTAGGATCTAATGCATGGGCTATTTTCTTTTCACTAATGAATTTTTTAAAACTTAACATTTTTACTTACCTTAATTATTGGCTCTACTCCAAAAAATGACAAGACGTTTTTAATTTTTCCAGAAATAAATGATTTTGCTTTTTTAAGTGCTTGACCAAACGTTCCTTTAATACGACTAATAACGTTTTTAAACATTCCTTCTTCGAGCTCAACTTCTTCTTTAAGTTTAGCATCAACAATTAAAGAAATAACTGACCAAAAATTGTATTCACCTGTTTTAACATTTTTAAGTTTACGTGATGATGTTTTAAATCTTGCTTGGAGTTTCATTGCGTCAGCAATCTTTTTACAATATGCATCATCATAAACAGATGTGATTTTTGTTGAAGAACCACTGTGATCCGAAACCACCATAAACTCTGCGGCTGAATTACTGTCTTCGCCGTACTTCATAAATCCTGACATTGCTTCACGAGCGAACTCAATCTTAAACTTTTCGTTTTCTTCAAATAAGGTTCCAAGTTCAGACATAATCTGTTTATGTGCAGCTTCGCCACGGTTTACTAATTCATTTTCACGAGATTTAATTAACGGTCTTAATTGTGTTGGTGCAACTGAAGCCGTAACAAAATCTTCAAAAATACCTAACACTTTTTTCAATTGAGGAGAATCTTTTACGTTTGCTTTTTCCATTGCTGCATAGAAAGTTGCGGTTGATTCTGCCTTACCACCTGACATTAATTGAGCCATTCCAATCTTTAACGATAATCTTTTATCACCAATTAGAATATCAGTTTTTGGAGTAGTATCGGTCGCACCATAACCACTCCAAAACGAAGTAAGTTTTGACTTAGCACGACCATACTGTTCTGCTTTTACATTATTACCTAATTTGAAATGATCTTTAATTGATTGTGCAATTTTTTTGCCTGCCTCAACGTATTGTGGTTGAGCCATGATACTATCATATACTTTTTGTGAAATACCAGCAGCCTCAGGATTAATTTTCTGTCCTGTGATTTCGTGCCAGCCAATAACAATTGCCGCTTCAAAATCTTCAGCTTTAATTGCTTCTGTAATATATTGCTTAAAACCTATCATTAGATTTCCGTTGCCCTTCTACTAGTTATAAAGTCATATGGATATATTCCACTTCTTGCGTTTCTTACAATAATATCCTGATGACTTGTTGTTCTTCCATTTCTATAAGTTGTTGCAAATATTGCTTGATATTCACCTCTAAAAGCCCAAGTTAAATCATCGGCTGTATGTATAGATTCCGAAAAAGTAAGTTTATATGAACCGTCATTATTTCTTGTAAGTATTGGTGCTCCTTGTCCTATACAATGAACGCTTTCTCTGTTAAATGTGGCACCATTATTCCACATTGGCCCATATACAGATCTGCCTACAAGATTCCTTCCGGCCGGTGTATCTTCTATTTTCCTCCAAGCACTAAATCCAACTCCTGCTGCCCCATCAATATATTCTCTTGTTACAAAATTGTTTAGATCTCTTACATATTGCTCAACTAAAATATCCTCATGTATAATTTGTCCAGATCTTAATGAAATTCCACCATATTGCTGATAAGCTCTTGCTCCGCCTGCTTTCTTATGTGATATAAAACCAACTTCTCTTGTACTATCATTTATTAAAGCAATATCAGCTTTTGGATCTCCTTTGATTTGATCTGCTGCAGCTGTCACTACATTTTCTACATTATATCTTCCAATTTTAACGCGTATAGGTTTGCCTTCTTGTTCAACTGCGTCTTTTATTACGTCTATCAGTATTTCAGTAGCTTCCTGCTCAGCCTTTAAAACATTTTTTGTTTTTGGCTTTGCAATAACTTGTGTAGGTCCTATTTGAACAATTCCTAATGAAGAAATATTCAAGGCAGTTTTATCTCTTACTAATCTTGCACCTCTAAATGCAGACAACGTAATATCAATTGCTGCCTGTCTTTTATCAGTCACTATGGCCATACGATTTCTTGTAATCTTTTTTATTTCGTATCCATAGACTTCTGCAAGGGTGTTTTCTACATCAGCATATTTCATAAGGAGCTCTTTATTCTATATAAACTATTTATAAAAAAAGAGAGGCCGAAGCCTCTCTATCAGTTGGCACTCATCCGATACTTATTGTAATTCGCCGACTTCAAATAATTTACTTAAAGATTTTTTAGGTTTGTTTAAATCCCATTGTTGACCAAATGATGTTTTGTCAAAAGCAGGAGTGTCATCATCTGTATCTTTTGATTTGTTCTTTGCATTTTCTTTTTGTATATTTTTCTGTGCGCTTTCTTCAAGATTATATATTTTCATTTTAGATCTATCGACTCCTACAACAAATCTACGATAATAATTTAAGTCTCCCCAACGGTTCTTTAATTGTTTAACCATTATTTGACCAAGGCTGTCAAGTTCTTCAGATGTTATGAGTCCCAGAATACAATCAGCAGTATGAGTAATCCCCATAGACTCGCTAGTATTAGTAAGGTCCACGTCAGAGTTACCATAGCCATCACGGTTAAACTGAGAACTAGTAACGACAGCACAATTGTACTCCATAGCCAATCCACGTACTTCCTCCGCAATTGATTTTACAAGTGTATACGAATTGGCGGCCGCCGCACCTTTAACTCGAGCACTTGCACAAATATTTAAATAATCAATAAAAATAATATCAGGTTTAAAGTTTTTCTTCATACGTAATTCAGTAAGAAGATGGCGGAAATGACCAACGTGAGCAGAACCAGTAGGATATTCTTTTACAACAATTTTTCCCGTGCTTTTACCTTTTAAACGTTCCATTCTTTTTGTATATACGTCTCTTGGCATTTCTGCAATTTCGTCAATTGTAACATCAAGGAGATTTGCATCAATGCGTTCCGAAATACGTTCTTCAGCCATTTCCATTGTAATATATAAAACATTCTTTCCCATCATCAATGCAGAAGCTGCAGCATGACATTTAACTAACGATTTACCGCCGCCAGTTGTCGCCAATAAAACTGTCATAGATTTACGAGGTAAACCACCTTTAGTGATTTTGTTCAGTAATTCAATATCAAATGGAATACGTTCTTCTTTCTTGTGATAAAAATCATAACGAGAATCAAAATCTTCAAGATAATCGTGACCGACTGAACTATCAAAACTGATTGCAAGACTATCTTGTAATAAAGCTGGTAAACCGTCTTTACTTAATTCAGGATCAGATCCATCAACTACAAGAATTGCTTTACGAATTGCATTAAACAAATCACGATCTTGACAAAACTTTTCAGTTTCTTTAATTAACCATTCCTGATCTGTATCATTATCACGTTTTAAGTTATCAACTTGAACCATGACTTCTTTATACATATCTTCGTTCATATCTTTACGTTTATCAAGCGTAAGTTTGAGAACCTCAACAGAAGGAGGTTCTCGATATTCTTCAACATACTCGGAATATGCTGTAAATATTTTTTTATGCTCATTACTTTCAAAGTAATCTATTTTAAGATATGGATATACTTTTCGAAAATAATCTTCATTAAATACTAGGTTTGATAATACAGTTCTTTCAATCATTTTCTACAACTTCTTCTAGCAAATCTTTATGTTCATTGTTGTGTTCACGCATAATATTACCTGATGCGCCAATTTTAAATGAATTTTTAACAAAATCTTTAAAATTTGTTTGTTTAAATATTTTATCCCAAAATTCAGGATTGTCAACAATTTCTTTTGCTCTGAGAAGTTTTTCTGAAAGTATTTCACCTGTACTTGGATCTACAGCTTCATACCAACCAACTTTAGGTTTTCTAAGATAACCACCTTTTTCGGCTATTTCCATTAAACCAGACCATTTAACAATTCCGCCATCCCAACTTACTGAAATAGGAATCTTTGATTTTTCTTTAACGTGTCGAGATTTTTCAATATTAATTACAAAATGATAACCTTGGATCTCGGTGCCAACTTTGTCTTGTTGACGACCAATAATCCAAATAGCATCAGCTGAATAATAGATACCAGTACCACCTGAAACAATTGCTTTAGGAAACAAACCAATTTCTTGATATGTGTGATTAACAGCAACAAGTGGAATATCTTTTAAGTTAAGATGTGGAGTAACAATACGGAACAAAGACTTTAGCGCTTTTGCACGAGACATATCCGCAACGGATTTACCATCAAGTGCATCTTCAACTTCTTTCTTTGATGCAAGGTTACCAACGGAGTCAATTATAATAATTACATTATCTTTCTTTTCAATTTGGTCAAGCTGTTGTGTAATATCAAATTTTAATTCTTCCACATTTGTAATAGGAGTATGAACAACTCTGTTCATATCAATATCAAAAGACTCAAAATAAGATTGTGGTGTACCAAATTCAGAATCGTAAAATAATAATACTGCGTCATTATGTTTTTTCAAATAGGCAGATGCCATTAATAACGCAAACGCAGATTTAAAGTGTTTAGATGGGCCAGCTAAAACTAGCAAGCCTGGACTAATACCGCCATCAATACTACCAGAAAGTGCAACGTTAACCATAGGAACTGGTGTTGGTGCCATATCTTTTATACCAAAAACTGAAGACTCCGAAATAGGAGCTGTCATTTTAATAGTGCTGTTCTTTACAAGTTTATCTAAAAGACTCACATTATTCTCCTTCTGCAATAGCTTTTAGCTTTGCCTTATAATTTTGAATTTTTACTACGCGATCTGGCCAGAAAATAGTTGACTTTTCTGGCGATTTGCATAAATTATCAAGGAAAGGTTCAATCGCAGAATATAATCTTTCAATCCTTGCATCCAAGTCAATCTTTTCATTCATAAGATTGCTGAGTTGTGTTTCTAGATCTTGTGCTACTGCTTCAGAACTTGCAGCGGTTTGTTTTACTTCTTCAATTTCATCATCAATAAAACTAAAACCAAAGTCAAAATCTATAATGTCTTTTTCTGCCAAATTTATCCTCCTTATTTATGATTAGAAGAGGAGCCGAAGCTCCTCAACTTTTAGCTTTTAACAAGGTCTCTGAACATAGCGAGATCTGGATCATTATCGTCTTCATCGTCAACTAAAGGTGATGGAGAAGGAGTTTCAACTTCTTTCATTACTGGAGCATCTTGAGACTTCATGTTAAAGTTATTCATGTCCAATTCAAAATCAGTATCTTCTTCTGCGGTACTTGTGGACGAAGGTGAATCACCGTTAAGATTTAATACACGATATAACTTTGCTTTTAGCTCATTATAATCTTTAAAATTCTTTTCAGCGACCAATTCTTGTAATTTGTATTGCTTATTCCAAATTGCTTCAATTTCTTCATCACTATTAGCAATTGGAGAAGAACTATCAAATTCCGATTTATCGTAATTTGGATAACCTTCAAACTGTCGAATTTTTAGACGGAAATTAGCACCTTCCCAGAAATCAAATGGGTTGATTGGATTTTCGTCTTCAAATTGTGGGTTCATCAAATCGTTAAGTTTATCAAAAATTTTCTTACCGAATTGATACATAAAAACCTTACCATCATTTGCTGGGTTCCCACTATCTTTAATAACAAGAATATTAGCAATGTATTTAAGGCGACGCTTTTGTTTACGAGCCTGTTCTTTATCAGAATCAACTCCACTGTTCCAAAGCTTTGAATTAAGTTCAGAAACAGGATCGTCCTTTCCAATTGATGTTAGAGAGTTTTCAATATACCATAGACCTGTTGGACCTTGGAATCCATGATCCCATAATCTAACAAATGGCATTTCTTCTCCTTGTGCCGCCGGCAAAAACCGAATAATGGCAAAACCATTACCTGCTTTATCGCGGGTTGGTTTCCACATTTTACCTTCGTTAGGGTCAGAATAACTTTTTTGTGAAATTTTTTCAAGTTGTGAGTTCAACTTGTTAAGTGAGTTTGAACGATTCTTTTTAAGTGCTTCAAACGACATAGTCATGTTTTGTATCTCCTAATTTTGCGTTGTATTTACGATGTATGTGTGGAAATATTTCCACCATCTATTTATCCTGAAAAAAGTGATCTTTGGTAATTTTTGAAAACTTTTTTTTATCAATATCTAAGAACGGATAATACTTCTTTGATAATCTAATTATATCACATGCGACGAATTTGTCAACAATTTTTTCATCCCAATAATCATAAACGTTTGATACTTTTGATAATATTGTAAACGTCTCAAGTGATATTTGTTTTTGAAAATACATTGTCATAATGTGTGGATGTTGACCGTCTTTAACTACTAAGTTTTCGTGATAATCATCTTTGAGTTTTTTTAACTCAGTTTTATATACATGTGTTATAGAATCAATTTTTCTTTTCCACTCTGTATATATTTCATCGCCTCTTTCTTCCACGATTTCTCGTATCCATGCTTTTGGATTACGAACAAGATTAGCGACAAGAATATTTAGAGCATCATCTTTTTTTGCAAGTTTATAAAAAAAGAACGCATCATTTCTTGTTTGGAATTTATCAAACGATGCTCTAATTTTACCATTATACTTGTGATAATCATAACCATCAGTTTCAAAATGTTTCTTAAGAGCTAAGTAATTTACGTAAGTTCTAAACGATGCTTCATTGGCATAGTTCAGTGAGGTCATTTTTTTCTTTCTTTACAAGTTTCATAGCAATTGCTTCAGACCTAATCTTTTCTTTTATAATAGATGATCTTTTTACAATTTCAGCTACAGTTTCTATTTCAATATTATTTTCTTTTGAATATTCAACTAAAGCATCAATATATGTGGCACCTTTTGATAATTTTTCAGAAATTGCCATGTGAATATTTTCTGGTGTGCGTGTTTTAATCATTAACCTTTAAGTACTCCTACGTTATCAATCCACTCTCTTACAGCATTTTCAACTGTGAGTCTATCAGTTTTGCCAAATAATCTATCTGACTGAAATGAGCCATTTATGAAATACTTTGCGGTATAAGTGTGTTCATCTTTATCAAAATGAATTTCTACTTTTAAATTTTTTCCTGAAGTCTCTCTTAATAATGTATTAACTATCATGATGCTTCTCTCCAATTTAGTTTTCTTTTTCCTTGTGCCCAATCAATTGCATACCTTTCAACTACTTCTAGTGGAAATGATGCAAACTCTTCCTCGTAAAATTTCTTTCCTAAATTATCTTTATATACAATTTGGCTATCATTTTTATTTAAAATAAATACTGAAGCTGATGCACCATGTCTATCTTTTATTTGAATATAAAAATCTTTCATTAGAATACTCCTTTTCTTTTACGATTAAGTGGAATAATTTTATTTTATCTTATAAGACATAAAATGTCAACTAATTTGTTCTTCCTCCGTTTTATATTGCCATTCATCAGTATGACCAACAGACCATTTTGGAGTTGTTTCAACACAATAATTTTGAGTACATACTTTAAAGTCAGGTCTTTGTAATTTATCAGGAATTAGTGATTGATCACTCCAAATTACTCTATTATTTGGTTGTGCTGCAAACTGTCCGTTGTCAAGTCTAATGATATTGAATGATTTGTGCTCGGGATCGTGCTCACTAAAATTGGTATCAATGATGGAACGGTCACGATGTGCATTGTCGATCGTGAAGCAGTATTCTCCGGGATGCATCCTTTTGTCTTTGCCAAAGAATTCACAACGAGACAAAAGTGGTTTTTGTATGACGGTAATGTCGTAGTCGAAGCAATCCCAAAGCTGAAGAACATCAAGAGGAAGAAGCTCGCCATGATCAGTTTTCCATAAGAATGCTGAAATAGGTAACTTGTCATATAATGCCCCGTAATCTGTTAATAGCGTTTCAAAATATAACGCCTTTCCCATTGTAGATTTAACACTAATCCAAATGCCAGGAGTTAATTCACCATGTCCTTTTTCCAAATCATAAAGATATTCTTTACGTACATATACACTAATTGGCTGTAATGGGTGTACTAAAAAAGCCATTAGATCTCCTCGAATAATACGTCGTTTACGTAACGATCTTTGTTTTCTTCTGATATTCCCATTGCTAAAATTGATCGATGTAAATGTGGATTTTTCTTTTGATTAATACAATATCTATTTAAAAGTGGTGTGGTATCCCTGCCAGTATTCCAAGAATTGTCTTCTAAGTTTCTCAAATAATGATCCACTAAATCTTTAGTTACGTATATAAATTGGGTAAGTTCTTTATCCGTGTTGATATTACCAACCGCAATCATATCTGATGAAAAGATTTCTTGAGCCCAATCTGGTAATTCTCTTGGCTTAACCCACTCTAAACCTTTTACACTCATTGCCATGTAATCGTGATAAGGATGAGAAAACCCATAAAGTGGACTATAATCCATAAAGGAACCTGTGATCTTTTTAGACCC